CGTCTCTATAGAATTAAGTCTTTCAACAATAGTAAAATAACTCATAGTGCCTACTGCTACTGCAGCTAGTATTGCTAAAAGATTTCTTGCAGGTAAAGATATTTGTGTAGAGTCAGATAGCTTCACACTTCTTCTCCATATCTGGACTCACAATAAAGTTCAAAACTTTTTAATTGATTAGGGTAGTCAATAATATGTTGTTTTAATAATTCTATTTTATTCTCATAGATAAATTTATGACAGCTCCAGTCATCATCAAACTGTTTTAGTTTATATTCTCTTTCCATTAAAGCATCTGTGCCATGGAACATTAACATTATTGTAATTACCCAATACATTATTTTTTACCAAAGAACTTGGTTGCACCTTTAATACCAAATGATGCAGATACAATTACACCTAGTGTATACTTGTACCAGTCTGGTGTCATAGCAAGAGCAGCAAAACCTCTTTCAACATACTCAACAGTAAAAGGAAGAAAGCACAAGAGTAAAGGAATGCTAAACAAAATAGTAAGGTATTCGTCTTTCCATGATTCCTTGCTTCCTTTAATAGCTTCCACATCCCAGTCTATTTCTCCTTTAATTTGTTGCTTAACAATTTCTGTTTCAGCTTCAATCTTTACTAACTTTTGTTTTGCTTTAGCTTTCTTAGTTTCAACATAACCACCAATAGCATCACTAGCCACTCCAATAAGCGGCTTGATTAACATTTGTAACATTTAAATATTCCTTATAATTGTAGATAGTTCTAGACAACGTGCTGGTGTTTGTTGATTCCAACGAGAGTCTTGCATTTGTAATGCTGCTTCAGCAAAGTCACATTCTCCAAGAGCTTTAAACATATTCTTAAATTTACCTACTCCAGCTTGTCCTAGCTGAAAACACATCTCTATTAATACACCGTGTATTATAGACTGTTTAGTCTCAGGTAACTTATTATATGCTTTGTTCTCTAAATGTTCTTGTATGAGGCTGTTTGACCCCTTTAAAGCTATATTAAAGTCCTTATCAAATAGCTCTTGCCAACCTGCCTCAGATGTGGGTAGATCTTCACCAGCTAATATCTTATGCCCCCAGCCTCCAGTAAGGAAGCCCAGGGTATCTTTATAAGGCTCTAATCGATAGCCCTCATGGGCTTTAATTCTAGCCTTAACTTCTTCCATTATGCAACAATAATAGCTATGATAGCTAGTATTACTACACCAGCAATTATCTTTTTCTTTTTAGACATGTTGCTCCATGTGTATTTTATAACTTCTTTTATATCATTCATATGATTTCTCCAGGTAATAAGACTTAATCAATTCATCAATGACTAAACCTTGTATTGTTGTAGGCTCACCAGTACTTCTACGAGGTGCTGCTTTTGCCATGCGATCTAAAGATCTATCTAAATCTTTTCTTAATTGTAATCGTTCAGTAATATCATCAGATAGATCAATTAACATATCACTAAATGTAGTACCTTGTTTCATATCACTCCAGATACGTACTACTCTAGGCAACATATCTTTAGGATCATAACCTATGTTTACATAGAAATTATGATTATCCATAATATATTTTCTAGTTATTCCAGGTCGTCTATTGCTTTCAGGCTCATACATAATTGGCTCCTCAGTTAAGTTGGTTTGCTCCGTTAAGTAATTGTCTTGCGAGATTAATTGCATCTTCGCTTGTGAGTCTGTTTTCTGCATAGATTCCCCTTGTTGAATTGATATATAAATAAAGTTTTTTCTTAACAATTTTTACTCCTTGTTTAGGAGTTGTCAAATATTCTAAGTCAGTTCTTTGTTCCATCTTCCACCTTTATTTAAAACCATAGGTATCAACTTTGGGAGTCCATTTAATATAACACCACATCCAATTATTGGTCTAGATTTTTGTGTTTTCATGTATTCGAATGCTAGTGACTTAGCATCTATTAAGCATCCGACTTGCATACCCCAGTTTAAACTGTTGGGGTTACCCCAGTATTGTATTGAATAACTTGAATGGTAGTGTCCTTGCACTGTAGGGCAACCATATTGTTGTGCTACCTTTAATACATTAGCAGCTTTACCATGACAGAAATAACATTGTTGTCCATTAGACATAGTGATAAGAAGATCATCATGCCACTTCCAACCTGGTCCTACTTCTAAATATTCATTATAAGTTTTCATTGCAGCTCTAGGTAGACCTGTAGCTTTCTGTCTACGATAGACTAAGCTACCATGATTACTATCTAGCAAATCTACTATAGGAAATAATTTTTCCATAGCATGTACAGTCTTTAAAGATTCCGTACGTTCATCACCTGCGCTATATAGATCAGGATCACTGTCATGAAATGATATAGCATGTGAATCTACTTCA